AAGAAGTTTATGGACCTCATCAACAGAAAGCTGAGATCCAACATGTAATACTTCGACCAGAATAGGAGTGGTCGGATCCTTAACGTGTAAAGTCTCGGGGATACGCAGGATACGCGCAGCCTCGCCGGTCACAACCGGATCGACTTCAAACTTATGTTCTACGCACAGTTGCTTCAGCCGCTCGGCGTACAGCGTCCACCGCTCACGGGGCAGGGCTTCTTGGCATATCCAGTAGACATGAGCACCCATACCTGACTTCACAATCGTCGGGCGGGGCAGAGTAGTTACCTTGCAGAAAGCCTTGAGCGCAATCAACCCTTCATTCAGATCTGCAAAAGGCTTACCGGGTCCGCAGTCAAGATCAATGTAGAACGACTTTAGGGCTATGGCGTTCTTGGTTGTACGGCGTTTCTCTTCGCCATACTTCGCCATGCCATAAAACGCATTGTACTTGGTAGCTACGAACTCGTCGGCGTGTTGAGAGATCTCATCAATGCTAGTGACAAAGCGTTGGCGAACATCCTTGTTCTCCCCATCTTCCTTGATGCCAACAGTACAGTAGGACTCGCCCTCACCCAGTGGTGGGAGTACGAGAGCAAGAAAGTCCTTACGTGAAAGCATAGCCGTCCTCAAAAACCGTCAAATAGAGTGGGCAGGGGCAGACGGCAATGCCCTCTTCGGTAGCGAACCTAGCCCACCTACTTTTACGACAACTTGTCGATTAACTTTTGTACCTGTTCAGCGTACTTTGGAGCGACATCCCGCTTACCAATAAACCATGCGTAAACGGTCGGCCTACTCACTTTTAGGTACTCCGCAACATCAATCACAGGTATGTTCAACTTGATGCAGATCTTTGCCAGTTTGACCCCAAGGTAAAACGGGTTTGCATCGTAAACAGCCTGTACCATCAACGTTGTGTAGCCCTTCGTGGTAGCCATTAGTCATCCCAATCGGCAAGGATCTTTGACAGATCAGGCTTACCGGCTGCGGCCTCTTCTGCTTTCTTCGACGTACGCTTCACAGGCTCTTCAATGACGGCTTCTTCAACTGGAGCAGCGGGAGCAGCGGCGACCGGCTTCGGAGGAGCAATGGCCTTGACCTTCACTCCATCTGTCTCTGCCACAGTCATGGTGATGGCTCGCTTGGCGGCATCTGTCTCGCCCTGCTTGATAGCCACCTGATGCTGATCGGCTTCCAAGAAGCGAACTGCCTTGAAGTTGACCTTCGGAGTTGCGCTAGTGGTGTCGAACCGCATCTCGGTAACCACGGCGGTAACCGGAATACCCTTGCTACCAAGGAACTTGCCATAGGCTTGCAGCGGCCACTTGCCGTTAGACCCTTCGCCAAAGATCGACGTTGAGGGCAGCGTCAACTGGAATACGTCACCACCAATGTCGTTGGCCAGCACGACAGCGATACGCTGGTAGTAGCGACAAGCACGGCTATTGCCTTGCCCAGAACCAGCAATATTCTGCGGACAGTCCACACACCGCTTGGACTGCGGAGATGCAGCCTTGGCATCTGGCACTTCGCCATCGCCAGACCAACAATCAGGCGCGACGACTTCGCCACTCTCCTGATACTGCTGTCCGTAGAACGTGCGGGATACCTTCGGTGCAGCAGCGACGATGACGACGTTCAGATGGCGATCTTCGTTCTGCGTAACTTCTTTTCCGTTGATCATCAGACGCCACACGCTTCCACGGATGGAGATGCGCTTGGTCTGTGACCCGCTACCGCCGCCCATGAGGGCTTTGGTGGTGTCATCAACTTGCAGGGTCTTTAAGTAGTCTGGCAACCCAGAATCCAGAATGGCGATATCATTGCTCATGATGCGCTCCTTAGCGTTTAACGATAACTATGGTTTGACCGATGTCTGCCTGTAACCCCGGCGGGTGAAGGTTTGGGTTCTCTTCAAGGAACTGCTCCATGTTCGCGTTGTTGATGCGGCGCTGAAGGAGCGAAAAGGTATCGGTCTCTTTAACGAACTTAAAGAACGAATCCCAATCACTAGTCCAGTAGTGCTTGTTCAGTCTGCGCGAAATAGTGCCATGCGGAGTACGGATGGTTTGAGCACCCTGCTCCTTGCATATCTCTAATAATTGCTCGGCAACAACGTCAAGTTGCGCCTTGAGTTCTTCGTCTTTCTTAGCCAAATCTCTACGGGCATCTCTTATTTTTACGTAGATTGCCGCGAGTTTTTCTGCGTTCATTGCACTCATAGTATTCTCCTCGTGGGTCTCCTAATTTATGGGCTGTGCTTTACAATGTCAAGCAACCTCCGTCACAAAATTTCGATAAAGTTCGATCAACTTCGTGTGTACGTCTAACTTCTGGGACAACATCTTATAGATACGCTTTTCAACAGGGCTGCCTTGTAAGTGTACTACCGTACACGGATGGTGCTGTCCCGCACGATGGACGCGAGCATTAGCTTGTAGATAGGTTTCAATAGATGTAATTGGTCCCCACCATACAACAACGTTGGCTGCGTGCAACGTGACACCGTGTGCAGCCGCTTGAGGCTGTATGACAAGAACCCGTGGATCTGTATCTTCTTGAAACTTCTTGAAAATCTCTGAGCGTTTACTGGCGGGCACTGCGCCATTGATGATCTCACAAGGGATCTTGTTGGCTTTCAACTCATCCGCAATGATCTCAATGGCATGACGATATGGGGCAAAGACGATAACCTTTTGGCTCGCCTCCTCAATGACCTCCATCAAAGCAGCCATGCGGTTCTTGGCATCGAACGCGATGATCTCCCCACTATCCGAGTAGACCGCGCCACAAGAAAGTTGTAGCAGTTTGTTCAGACTGGCCGCTGCATTGACCGCCGTGATTTCTTCCCCCGCCGCAATCGTAAGCATCTGTTTACGAATCTCTTCGTAGTAGGTGTTCTGCTGCGGAGTAAGGGGTACGTCACGCATGACGTAAGTCATCTCAGGGAGATCCAAGCATTCGTCTTTGGTAAAACGTATTGCTGGTTGTAGTGCTGTATGTACAATTTGCTGTGCGGAAGGTTTGGGAACCCACCGAAACTGGGACACCTTGAACAAAACCTGATCCCGAAACGAGCCAAAAAACTTCGGCACATTGCTCGGATTGATGACCTTTGCCAGTCCGTAGGCATCGGTTGGGGTCTGCGCCGCTGGCGTACCCGTCATCATCCACACCCAAGTAGACGGCGTGAGGATTGCATTCAATACCTTCCACCGCTTGGTGCTTACGTTCTTGTAGGCGTTGGCCTCGTCGATAATAACCAGATCAAAGCCGCCTTTAATTACAGCATCTTTTATGATGTCTAGCCCGTCGTAGTTGACGATGACGAACTCGGCATCGCTCTGGACTGCCTGTATCCGCTTCTCCTTGGAGTAGCTGTGTGCGATAGCGCACGTACGATGCGTAGCGAACTTGAACAGGTCTGCTTCCCAAGCCGACTGCATAATCGACAACGGGCACAGTACGAGAACCCTACGGATCAACTTCTGCTCTATTAGGTAGTCCGCAGCCCAGATAGCAGATGCGGTCTTGCCTGTGCCTTGCTCGTTGAAGCAAAAGGCTCGTCGGTGCAGAGTCAGGAAGGAAGCCGTGTCGTACTGGTGCTTAAACGGCTTTTGCAATCCCGGCCATGCGTAATCTCGCATAATGGGGGACGGCACATCCTTGAGCCGTAGATTCTTTAGAATCTGTGCTTCCTCCACCCCCCACCTGACCAGCACTTCGTTTGCACTCAACTTCTTGGCGTTATTAATTACAGCAGTAATCCGCTCGGGTTCTTTGACCCGCAACAGAAGTGCCTTGTTGTCAATGATCTGCATCAGACAGGTTTCCGATCCTTTTGCCGCTTGAATGCGCGGTTGGTGTGGGTGCTGACCACGCGCAAGTTGGACTTGTTGGTTGAGCCACCCTTGCTCAACGGTCGCTTGTGATCAACATCTTTACCGTCACCCTTACGTACCCGCCCGGCCGCAATCATTTTGGCGCGAGCAGAATTACGCTTGGCGCGGTTCTTCAGTTGTTCGGGTTTGCCTTGGTAGTTGTCGTATTCACGACGGTAATTACGGGTCATGTCAGCCTCCCAACGCACTATTAACTTTGTGTGCTTCCATAATAAGTTTTAACATGTTGATGAAATCGGTATGCTCTATTCCACCGTCAATTTGAATAAGTATTTTGCTAACATCTTGATTCCGCGAAATTATTTTCCTATCGCCTTCATCGTACAAAGTCACTGAGAAAAAATTACCGCTATTGTTTTCCATAATGAGCACTAGTTCATCGCCGTTTGCCCCCCGATTTTTAGCTGGGTAGCGGTATTCGTAGTCATGAAACAGCGGTGTATCTATACCGGACTCACTCAGTTTAACTTTAATATCCGTCATATCTATCTCCCGTTGTGGGTGCAGTCTTTGACCGGACACCACTTTCTGCATGTGAAGTTAGGGCGGGGGTTCCAAACGTCTACTTCAAACGCCTTCTCCAACTGAGCAGTTCCAGTCAGCCACCGCTGCCAGTAGATGGGGCTTTGCTCGGCATCGAAATCGCCTTTCACAAACTCATTGGCGACTACGAATATCAACCCGCCCTTTACCCGTTTGACTTGCGGAAAGTGCTTGAACACCGCCAGTGACAGGATCTCCAACTGCTTCGTATCAGCATGTTTGGATGACTTGCCCGTTTTGTAGTCGATGATTTTTGCAGAGTCACCGTTCAGAACGATCAGATCTGCTACGCCTCTCCACCAAACTTGTTTATCAAAGAAGCCACACGGATCTAGGTTTCTAGTTAATCCCATCCGGTACTCGCACAACTTCTCCCCCTCATACTCTTTCAGTTTGTCTAGCACAGGGGTCAAGTACTTGAACCGCTCCGGTATCGGCTTGCCCTCTTTGATGTACTCCTCGGCTGCTTTGTGCATGTCGAGTCCGTACACCAGATGCTCGCTGACTGGCTCCTTGATATCCTTCTTTACCTTCAGCCGGTAATACTTGTGTGGACATTGCTGGAACAAGTCCAACGACGAATACGACCAACTGTATGAAGTCATTTGCAATCCCCGTAACTCTTACCCATGCCCGACTCGCAGTTCAAAGGCAGAGTAGCAGCCCATGCGGGTCGCCATCTCATACATTCCTCCACGTACCGTTGTGCCTCCGCAGCCTCGGCCTCTGGTGCTATACAAGCAATAGCGTCATGCACAGTCAACACAACCCGGTAGCGTTTTGAAATCCGCAACATTTGCTCCGCGATCACGCATCTTGCCACGGCTTGACAAATGTTTTCAACGATCTTCCCGCCGTAGATTTTGACCACGCCTTTGCGGGTGCTGTACTCGTACTGAACGGATTGCCCGTCATCGACTTTCCGTAAACCTTCGTAGCGTTGCCACAACCCGCTCGGCAGGAGAAACCCATTCTGGCGGGGGTCAAATAGCACCGCGCCAACCGCGTCAAAGTTGCAAGCCTTCTTGGTCAGGATGGATTCAAGGCAGCGTTGGGCTTGCCGCCAGAGTGTCGGGATGGACGAGTATGTTTCTCGGTACACATCTATGATGCGCTTGCACTCGTCCAGATCCGTATCGACGTTGAACGTCTTTAACTGCAACTGGAACTTGGCTGCACCCATGCCGTAACCAGCGCCAAGGATTGTTGTCTTTCCCACAAAGCGTTGTGGCTTTGTAACTTCTCCGATGGGCACGTTGTAGATGGTGGATGCCATGATTTTGTAGACATCCTCGCCCTTGTCGAACGCCTCGACCAAATCATTCTGCCCTGCTAGCCACGCCACAGTACGCGCTTCGATCTGCGAGGAGTCGCAGTCAATCAGAACGTAGCCTTCGGGAGCCAAGATTGCAGACTTGAGGTTGCTCTCTCGGGGCAAGTTCTGGAGGTTGATCTTGTCCTCCCCGCCCCATCTGCCGGTATGCGCGGCGTAGTATTTAATCGGTACAGGTAATTTCCCACGTAAAGCGATATCTATAAACCGCTGTGTACGTGATTCTTCTAGCGTAGTTTTAGTTCCAAGCCTCGCACCAACCAACGTCTGCACACGTGGATCTGGATGGTTGAGGAGTTCCTTGAATTCTTCGTCAGTCTTGGCGAATGCCCACGCTTCTTT